AAGCTGGGCAATTTTTACCTTTAGCTATAGACTACATAACAGGCGTAACAGCACCATTTGTGGAAGCTGATCTTGTTATATGTAAATAACTAATATATAAGTAACTATATTAATATAAACAATTAAATAAAATCAAATTATGAGTAAAGTAAAAGAAATGGTAAAAGCAATGATTACTGAAGAACAATTAAAAACTGTTCAAGAGCAACAAGCTAAGTTAACCGAAGGGTTAAGAACTTTAGGAGTACTAGACGTTCAAAAACAAAATGTTCACGGTCAAATAGCTGAACTATCTAAAGAGATTGAAGCTACTAAGAAAGAGCTAGAAGATGAATATGGCCAAGTAAACATTGACTTAAAAGACGGTTCTTACACTGAGATCGAAAAAGAAGATGACAAATAATATAAGAAAGATCAGTATAGGTTCTGATTATAAAACTGATGCGATGCATTATTCAGTCGGCCAACAAGTTTACGGAGGTCATGAAATATCGCATATTTTATTAAATGAATCTGATGGTTCTTATAATATTCACATTAAAAAAAACAACGAGGTTATGCCATGGAAGAAATTCAACTCTAACATGGCTATCTCCGTTGAATATGATCTAGAGTATTGAAAAGTATATACGACTTTATTGTAGAACCAGTAGGGGAAAAATACAGTAATAAAGTTAAGGTAGGAAATAAAGAGTTAATTGTAAATACAAAAATTGAAGATTTTAAATTTGTAAATAGATTAGCTAAAGTAATTCAAACGCCTAAAGCTTTAAGTACAGGTATTGAAATAGGTGATATAGTTGTTATACACCAAAACGTGTTTAGAGTATTCTATGACATGAAAGGAATTAAAAAGAAAAGCAGATCTTGGTTCAAAGATGATTTACATTTTTGTGCTATAGATCAAATCTATTTATATAAAAATAAAGAGGGCTGGCATTCATTTAATGACCGCTGCTTTATAACTCCAATAAAAGACAATCAGTCTTTAACGCTAGATAAAGAGCAAAGCCTTATTGGTATATTAAAATACGGCAATAGTTCTTTAAAAGCACTCGGTATTAATCCTGGTGACCTTGTAGGTTATACACCTAACGGTGAGTGGGAATTTTTAATTGATGGCAAGCGTTTATATTGTATGAAATCTAATGATATTGTAATTAAATATGAATACCAAGGAAACGAAGTTGAATATAATCCAAGCTGGGCAAGTAGCAGTTGAGGAGCTAATCAAAGTAGCTAAAGAAGCTATTGTTGATTCAGGAGATGATATCACGGCAGATAGATTAAAAAATGCAGCAGCTACAAAAAAGCTAGCTATATTTGATGCTTTTGAAATACTAAGTAGATTGGAAGCTGAAGAGGCTTTGTTAAATGAAAAACCTAAAGAAGTAAAAGAAGAAAAATCTTTTAGAGGTTTTGCAGAAGGAAGATCTAAAAATGTATAAGCAAACTTTATATAAAGTCTTAAAAGACTACATAAAACCTAAAGTTCTTAACAGAATGAATAGGTATAAAAAATGGAATTATGGTTATAACAAAGAACATGATTTAATAGTTATAAGCAAAACAGGTGAAATAGGTGAGGTTTATGAAATACAAAACCTTAAAATAGCTTTGCCTAAAGTAAAAGATGTTGTTGAATTTGAAAAAAACAAATGGACTTATACACCATACCCAAAAGAATTAAATAGAATTAAATCTGTGTTTGACTGGGAAGAATACCCGTTAGACTTTAAAGAAAAATGGTATGACTATATTGACAAAGAATTTACAAGGCGTGAAGAAGGCTTTTGGTTCACTAACAAAGGTGTTCCTACTTACATTACTGGCACTAATTATATGTACCTGCAGTGGTCCAAAATTGATGTTGGGCAACCGGACTTTAGAGAATCAAATAGATTATTCTACATTTTCTGGGAAGCTTGTAAATCAGACACACGGTCTTATGGAATGTGTTATCTTAAAAACCGTAGGTCGGGCTTTTCATTTATGTCCTCAGCTGAATCAGTCAACCTTGCTACAATATCAACGGATTCACGGTACGGAATATTGTCCAAATCTGGTGCCGATGCTAAGAAGATGTTCACAGATAAAGTTGTACCCATCTCCGTTAATTATCCCTTCTTTTTCAAACCGATTCAGGACGGAATGGACCGTCCAAAGACCGAACTTGCCTACAGAGTCCCTGCCTCCAAATTCACACGTAGAAAACTTGATTCCAATCAAGCCATCAAAGAGATTACCGGTTTGGACACCACCATCGACTGGAAGAATACCGGTGATAATGCCTACGATGGAGAGAAGCTCCGGCTCCTCGTCCATGATGAATCCGGGAAATGGGAAAGGCCCAACAACATCCTCAACAACTGGCGTGTTACGAAAACCACCCTTAGATTAGGTAGTAGAGTTATTGGAAAGTGCATGATGGGATCAACATCAAATTCACTTGACAAAGGAGGCTCAAACTTTAAAAAACTTTATAACAATTCAGATGTTACTCAAAGAAACGCCAATGGACAGACTCGCTCAGGACTCTATTCTTTGTTCATACCTATGGAATGGAACTACGAAGGATACATTGATTCTTATGGCTTACCTGTATTCAACACACCAAAAAAAGAAGTTGAAGATCCACACGGAACAAAAATAATACAAGGTGTAATTGAATATTGGAATAACGAGGTAGAAGGATTAAGGTCTGATCAAGATAGTTTAAATGAATTTTACAGACAATTTCCTCGCACAACTAAACATGCTTTTAGAGATGAAAGTAAACAATCTTTATTTAATCTGACTAAGATATACGAGCAAATAGATTTTAATGAAGACCTTAAAAATTCAATTCAAATAACAAAAGGAAGTTTCCAATGGGAAAATGGACATCAAGATACTAAAGTAATATTTGTACCAAATAAAGATGGTAGATTTTTAGTTAGCTGGGTTCCACCTGAACAATTGCAAAATAAAAGATATATAAAAAATGGTAGTAATCATCCTGGTAATGAGCATTGCGGAGCATTTGGTTGTGATCCATACGATATATCGGGTACTACAGACGGCAGAGGATCCAATGGATCTCTTCACGGTTTAACAAAGTTTAGCATGGAGGACGTACCTCCTAATCATTTCTTTTTAGAATATATCGCTAGGCCTCAAACCGCTGAAATATTTTTTGAAGATGTACTAATGGCTTGCGTGTTTTACGGAATGCCAATACTAGCAGAAAATAATAAACCAAGATTATTATATCATTTTAAAAGAAGAGGTTATAGAGGTTACTCAATTAACAGGCCTGATAAAAAATACAATAAACTTTCCGTAACAGAAAGAGAGCTAGGCGGAATACCTAACTCAAGTGAAGACATTAAACAAGCTCATGCGGCGGCTATAGAAACTTACATAAATGATTTTGTAGGCTTAAAAGAAACCGGCTATGGAGATGTGTATTTTCAAAGAACATTAGAAGATTGGGCAAAGTTTGATATTAACAACAGAACAAAGCACGATGCATCCATAAGTTCGGGGCTAGCTTTAATGGCTTGCAACAAGCATAGATATGCACCTAATCCACCTAGGCAAAAACCTCAAGCGGTAGATTTAGGTATTAAGAAATACGATAATAAAGGTTCAACATCAAAAATAATAAGTTAAATGGGTATATATACTAACACCAATAGCGCTTTCCCTAGTCAAGTAGTAAGCGATGCAGAAAAAGCAAGCTGGGAATATGGGACGCAAGTTGGGCAGGCTATCGAATACGAATGGTTTGGCCAAGGGCGTACTAATGGTAATAGATACTTAACTAGTTGGAATCAATTTCACCAATTAAGATTATATGCTCGAGGTGAGCAGTCGATACAAAAGTACAAAGATGAACTATCTATTAACGGTGATTTATCTTATTTAAACTTAGACTGGAAGCCCGTACCAATTTTATCTAAATTTGTAGATATTGTTGTTAATGGTATATCAGGAAAATCTTATGATATTAAAGCTTACGCTCAAGATCCACAGTCAATAAAGAAAAGAACTGGTTATGCTTCGATGCTCTATGAAGACATGGTAGCAAAAGAATATTTAGATAATCTTAAACAAACTTTAGGAATTGATTTGTATCAAACTCCTAACATTGACACAATACCTGAATCTAAAGATGAATTAGAGCTTCATATGCAATTAAGCTATAAGCAGTCGGTAGAAATAGCGGAAGAAGAAGCTATAGCCTCTGTGCTTGCGCAAAACAAATTTGATCTTACTAGAAGAAGACTAAACATGGATTTAACTGTGTTAGGAATGGCTGTGGCTAAAACTAGCTTTAATACCGCAGAAGGAATTACTGTTGATTACGTAGATCCTGCTTATGTGGTTTACTCTTACACTGAAGACCCTAACTTTGATAACGTATATTACGTAGGTGAAGTAAAGTCTATAACAATACCTGAACTTAAAAAAGAATTTCCAAGCATTGGCAAAGAAGAGCTTGAAAGAATTCAAAAAATGCCAGGCAATAATCAGTATGTAACCGGTTGGGGTAATTACGACGAAAACACAGTTCAAGTATTATACTTTGATTATAAGACATACCATAACCAAGTATTTAAAATAAAAGAAACTCCTCAAGGATTAATGAAAGCTTTAGAAAAGCCTGATTCATTTAACCCGCCAGAAAATGATAATTTTGAAAGAGTATCACGATCTATTGAGGTATTATATAATGGAGCTAAAGTATTAGGCTCTAATGAAATGATAAAGTGGGAACTAGCAGAAAATATGTCTAGACCTAATGCTGATACAACAAAAGTTGAAATGAATTATGCTTTGTGCGCACCTAGGATGTATAAAGGGCGTATTGAATCTATTGTGAGTAAGTGCATTGGATTTGCTGACATGATTCAGCTAACACATTTAAAGCTGCAACAAGTTTTATCTCGTATGGTGCCAGACGGTGTATACTTAGATATGGACGGACTTGCAGAAGTTGATTTAGGCAATGGAACTAATTACAATCCGGCGGAAGCATTAAATATGTATTTCCAAACTGGGTCAATAGTTGGTAGA